TTAAAAATTCAATTCATCAAGCCATTCATTTACTTCATCTTGACAGTCATCAACATCATCACCGTTGATTGCTAAACCTTCAGTTACTACAGCATCAGGTTCTTCATTTGCAATATTTGCAGATGTTCCTGATAATCCTGAACCACCATGAGTTATAAATGGCGCAATTGTTTTATTTGATAAATCATATTGATCTAAAAAACTATAAATTGGCATTGGCATATCGCCCCACCATATTGCGTGTCCAAATTGATACAATCAACGTCTTGTGGCTATCGTTTTTTAATTTACGAAAACACCACAATATATGTACTTTTTCATTCTTCCCCGCGCACCCACATGGTATTGGGTATCGTTTTTCGACTTGCAATTCCAGACTGAGCAGCCGCGTTCTTTCCTATTAAAGGAAGCCTACCGTTTTTCGATTTGCTATCGTTTTTATTTTACATCAAATCCGCCTGAGAATCCACCACAGAGAAAGGCCCGGAACCCAACGCTCAAAATCTGGTTCCGGGCTTATTTTTACATCTCCGTTGTGATTTCAGTCCCATTCCTGAAAGTAAAGACCACCCTGCCATCTGAATAAACCGTAGCATAATCGATTAACTGATAGAACAGCCGGTCATCAAAGGCAAGCGGCAGTTCATGGATCTCCCCAAGCTCGAACAGGAATCCGCTGAAAATATCATATTTGAATTCCCTCTCTTTCCGTTCTTTCTCCAGGCTGTCCATCCTGCTTTCCAATGCGGCATACCGGCTGACGTATCCGTCATACCGTTTCCGGTAATCATTCTGGTCCATTTTCCTCGTGGCATTTTCGTCTATCAGCTTCTGGATCAGCCCCGTGGTCACTTCCATTTCACTTCTGACCTCTTCCATCTCCCGGTCGATTGCCTTGCAGTCACCTAAAACGTGCATAACCGCCCGGCAGTCATCAATCAGGCTGTCCCTGTTCTCCATCAGGCTGCTCAACGCTTCCAGGAACAATTCCTGTATCCTCTGCTCATACAGATGGGGCGTCGTGCATTTATGTTCTCCTTTAAACTTGGCGTTGCACTGCCAGACTGTGCGCTTATATTTGCTGTTGGAATGCCACACCTTAGAGCCGAAGTATGCCCCGCAGTCCCCGCATTTCAGCTTGGCGGAAAACGGGCTGCAGCAATTGCTCCTTCCCGCCGCCCTCCGGCGCTCCATCTCCAATTGTACCAACTGCCACTCGGAAGGGGAAATGATGGCGTCATGGCTGCCCTCCACATAATACTGCGGCACTTCACCTTCATTCGTTTTCCGTTTCTTAGAGAGGAAATCCACCGTGTAGCACTTTTGCAAACGGGCATCGCCTTTGTATTTTTCGTTGGTCAGGATATTTTCCACCGTCCTATGACGCCACTCGCTTTTCCCGGTCGGCGTGGGAATCTCCTGCTCTGTCAGATACTTTGCAATGGCATAAGGCGTTTTCCCTTGCATGAACATCCGGTAAATCAGCCTTACGGTTTCCGCCTCCTCCGGCACAATCTCCATCTGCCCGTCCTCGCCTTTCTTGTATCCGAGGAAGGTGCTGTACGCAAGGCTGACTTTGCCGTCTGCAAAACGCTTTCTCTTTCCCCAGGTAACATTCTCCGAGATGGAGCGGGATTCCTCCTGCGCAAGGCTGCTCATGATGGTAATCAGCAGCTCGCCTTTGGAGTCAAATGTAAAAATGTTCTCTTTCTGGAAATAAACCTCCACGCCTCTTTCCTTCAGCTTCCGCACTGTAGAGAGGCTGTCCACCGTATTCCTTGCGAACCGGGATACTGATTTTGTCACGATCAGGTCTATCTTCCCATCCAGGGCATCCCTTATCATTTCATTAAAGCCGTCCCTGTGACGGGTGTCGGTCGCGCTGATCCCTTCATCTGTATATACTTTGACAAATTCCCATTCCGGCCGGGATTGGATGTAGCTCGTGTAATAATCGACCTGCGCTTCGTAGCTGGTCAACTGCTCCTCGCTGTCTGTGCTGACACGGGCATAACCCGCCGTTTTCCGCTTCGTTACCGCATCCTTCCGGATTCCGGTATGGATATTCCTTGTTGCAGGAATGACTGTCACATTAGCCATCGTTCTCCTCCTTCCCGCCGTTTTTTCTCATTGCCCTGACTTCCTTCATCCGCTGGCGAAGCATCTCCCGGTGTTCCGCAGATGCCTCACCGTCACTCCAGTAGGCTTTCTTTTTTTCGCTTATGAGCCTGCGCCGTTCCTCCGGAAATTCATGGGTTCTCCAGTATTCTTTCATGCGCTCACTCTGCTGACGTTTCTGCTCATCTGTACGTTTCCGGCCAGAGTTTTTCAGGCTGATCTGCCGTTTCTGTTCTTCTGTACAGATATACTTGATTTCATGCTCCCTCCACTGTTTAACGGTTTCTTTTCCGTCCTTCAAGCAGAATACCAAAGTGCGGTCTTTTTCCGCTCTGATAACCGTTATCTTGTCCCTGACGGCATCCTCCGTAACTTCACCACCAATGACCTCCGCCGTCAGCCTGAACAGTTCTTCCTCCGGGATAATCTCCGCGCCACAGCAATTCAATCCGTCTTTCCTCCGGGTGTGGCAGGTCCAGGTCCGGTATTTCGGGGACCCTGAGCGCACATAACTTTTCCCGCACCGGCTGCATTTTACCATGCTGGTAAACGGGTATCTCGCAGTAGATTTGTTTCCATCCGGGCTTGCGAAATGCTCCGCCCTGCGCTGGATCTCCTCCTGCACCCGGTTAAAGGTATCCATGTCAATGATAGCCTCGTGGGTACCCTGCGCATGGTACATCGGTTTTTCCCCATTGTTCTTGACGCTCCTTTTTGTGATGTAGTCTTCCCGGTAGGTCGTCTGCAGGATCAGATTCCCGGTATACGCATAATTACGCAGCAGCTTTAAAATGGGGCTCCTGCTCCACGAGTTTCCGAGCCGTGTTTTGATGCCCATTGCATTCAGGCGGTTCCGTATGGCCGTTGCACCAGCCCCTTCCAGATACCATGCAAAAATCATCCGTACCGTTTCCGCTTCCTCCGGCACGATCTCATACCGTCCGTTCACATTGCGGTAGCCGAGCAGGGTGCTGCTCCAGGGCTTGCCTTCCTCGAAGTTTTTCTTGATGCGCCATTTCTGATTCTCGCTGGCCGAGCGGCTTTCTTCCTGCGCATAGGACGCCAGGATCGTCAGCATCAGTTCCCCGTCTGCGCTTAAGGAATGGATGTTCTGTTCTTCAAAGTAAACGTCCACACCCAGCGTTTTCAGTTCCCGCACGGTCTCCAGAAGCGTGACCGTATTCCTGGCAAAGCGTGAGATGGATTTTGTAATGACCATGTCAATCTTTCCCGCCCGGCACTCTGAAAGCAGCCGCCTGAAATTCTTCCTGGAATCTCTGGTCCCGGTCACGGCTTCATCCGCATAGACGCCAGCGTATTCCCATCCGGCGTGGTTCTGGATCAGTTCGCTGTAATAGCTCACCTGTGCAGCCAGGGAATGACGCATGGCATCCTTGCCAGAGGACACCCTGCAGTACGCCGCCACATTTTTATCTCTCGGCAACTGTGGGGAACCAAATGTGACCTGGGTAATTCTTCCCGCCATGCTTGTTCCTCCTTGTATCAAATTCCGCCATTTTGGCGTATGCTATTCATCACTCTGAACGGCTATAATATCAAGTCTTTTCTGTGAAAATGCTGTCCAAAGATAAGCCGTGCCTTTTGGCGATAATTGTGTAGGATTTCCGGCGGTCAGCGGCAGTAATCACCCCTTCGGAAAAGAGCCTGTCAATCAATGAGAGGGAAACCCGGTAGGCCATCAGGTTCTCTGGCTCATACGCAGTTTCCGTTTTCTTTCCGGTGTTTCCAATAGCATTCCCGGCAGCAATATTTCCTTCTGCTGTTCCCATAGACCTCAAACTCCTTTCCGCATTGATGGCATACCAGCCGGTAGTAAGCCTTTTTATTGATCTCCGATGGGTGGCTGTTCCACCAGCGGCTGCGGCACTGGTCAGAGCAGAACTTCTTTTCCTTGCGCCCCTCGGCCTGCATGACCGGTTTCCCGCACTGCGGGCAGAAATGGGTGCATCCCATATCCGGATGCCTGCGCAGATAAGACTTCACGGTATTAACGGACAGCCCCAGCGCAGCGGCTATCGCTCCCGCGCTTTTGCCTTGTAATCTCATATTGCCGATGACAATCATATCTTCTTTCTTCACACTGACACCTCCTCAACATACGGAGATTTCCATATCGTTTTGAGGGGGTACTCAGGCAAAAAAATAATGCCCACGGAAGCCTTTTGTGACCTCCGTGGGCATCGTTCTTATACCTTCGTGCAGTAATCCAGCGAAATCCAGCCTGCGCCGCTTTTCAGCCGGCCCCATCTGGATGCGCCCTGTCCGTCTGCCTCCTCCACAATCGTGAAGGTTCCGATTCCTGTGTACTTCCCGGTTTTGGCATAGTTCGTCCCCGGTCCTTTACGGATATTCAGGTCCGTGATGGACACCCGCACCAGATACGGGGAAAACGCCGCCGTATCCGGTGTGTAGATGTTTACACCATTTACATCGAACACACGATATCCCGGATTCTCATCCGCGCAGTTCTTTGCGTTCTCCAGAACGCGGAAAGCCCCGATCTGCGATTTGGCATCCGCCCAGGTCTTCCGGACCCGGTACCAGATGTCGGCAGTCCCAGAAACGCCGCCCGCCGTACCGCAGATATTCTTCAAGATGGTCAGGATTTTCTCCCCATACCCGGCGCCAGCCGCCCAGCCTTTCCCCTGGGGATTTTCCTGCTGTCCGAGCCACTCCACATATTCCGCACTGCCCCTGGTGACATACTTAAAACGCGGGTCAACGCAGTCATTCTTCAAAGCATCGGTGGACGCATACGCCTTTAAATGCTGGATTTGCGCCCGGATGCCGAGCTGCGGCGTGTCAAAGGAATTGCCCTTCAGCCCATTGCTCGTCACGCCCATCCCGCAGAAGTTGTTCTGGTCCAGTGTGACCGCAGAGCCGGAGAAGGTAAAGTTCCCGGTCTCCAGGCAGGACTGCGCGAAGGCGATGTCACCGCGCACGCCCTCGGCCTGTCCCTCGGAAAGGTAGAGCGGAATCATGTCCAGGACGCTCTGCGGGACTTGCGGGTTCTTCCCCTGGATGTAGATTTCCATCTGCTCTGCCGTAGCCACGGCGGTTCCCATAATCTTGGTATAGCCGCTGGTTTCCGCAGAGGAACCGCCGTCCATCGCCGCTTTAACTGCCTGACGGAAGGTGTCCATCGTGTAGCCCATGCCAAGCTGTGTCCAGAGATGCTCCGGGTCGCCGTGGTTTGAAGCGATGCCCCGGCTGTGTCCCTCCCGGTGGCTGATGATCACGCCGTCTGCGGTCGGGTTCAGGCTGTACTGCCTGCACAGATAAGCAAACAGTTCTACGGCCGCTTCGTAGGTACGTTTCGCCACAGCCTTTGCCGTTGCGGTATCGGAGCAGGTAAAATTCGCCCCGCTTGTGTACTTGATACAGGCAGGCTCGCACATCTCCACACCGATGTGGGTATTGTTGCCGCTGCCCTTGCTGCCGGAGCCGCAGTGCCAGCCCCGGTGGTTCCAGGGGAGGGTCTGGTACACTGTGCCGTCATTGCCGTCAATAAAACCATGCACACAGGCATTGTCATAGGACGGGCTGTTCCAGCTGTTGATAAACACAGACGCCTTCGGCTGCGGGCAGCCCACGGAATGGAGCATCAGCCCCTTGACCGTGATTTTTCTCCCCGCCGTATAGCAGGGGTTTTTCGTTAAGATCGATTCTACCAGTTTCATAATCACTCATCCTCCTGATTGCTGTTTTCTGTTTCCGCCCGGTCATGGAGCTGTTCCAGGATTTCCTTCATCTTCTCCGGCACAGGGAGTCCCAGGTGCGCCGCGTTCTCCAGAAGGCTCACACCCTCGTTGGAGAGGTAAAAGAAGATGACCGCCGTGCGAAGGACGCTGCCTGTGCCGATCACCTGCACATCCAGGATGTTGGCGATTCCAACCAGCAGGAAGATCAGCACCTTCCGGCAGATGCCCTTAAAGCCCACCTCGCTGGACAGCTTCTTGTCCGAGATGGCGCACATCACGCCTGTGACATAATCCACTGCCACGAACACCACCAGGGCAATGAGCAGCCCGTCGCAGCCGCCCAGGAAATAGCCCAGCCACCCGCCGATGGCTGCAAAGATCACCTGCGCCGTGTTCCAAAGTTCCTTCATGTTGATACCTCCGTTTCTTGAAATGGTTTTGTGTATGAAAAAAGCGGCCGCCCCGCAGGGCAGTCGCCAGTTCCCGTAAGTTATTCTGTTTGCTTCGGCAGCCATTCCCACAGCCGCATATCCTCCTGCCCCAAAGACCACATACACATCCCCCGGAGCTTCCAGCGGTATGCCGCCTGGTTTGCCCAGTAGACCAGGGAATCCACGTCCTGGTAGTAGAGGATGGAAAAGCCGTCCGCGTCTCCAAGGAACAGCCGGGATATCCAGATGTTGATGTCCTTCGGTATGACCTTTGCCGTGTAGTTCCCGCCGCAGGAAATCTCCAGCAGGTCGGAGTGAAAGAAATCATAATCCAGGGAGATGTCCTCGCTCCGGGTGGAGGTTTCCTCCACATCGGAGGTCAGCGTGAATACCTGGAACTCCTCATCCCAGGTGCAGTTCGTGCGGGATATCCTTCCGTAGCTTTTAAAGCTGCCGTCCGGCATCTCCACATCAAACCGCTCATACGGCTCGTAGGTCCAGGCGTCTCCCAGACGCAGAAGTTCACAGACCGTGGTGTTGTCCGAGCGGTACCCGGCGTAGCCCCCGGAAAAACCGCTGGCTGTCGCTGTGAAGCGCAGGGTGTAGGAGGAGCCGGAATATACCCGCACCTGATTTCCACGGACACGCATCTCCACCGTGTACATGGAGGGATTGCCCCGCAGATCCGCCGATGAAGTCCTTGTGATCTCCTGGCTGTAGCTGCCAAGGAGCGAGGAACCGTTGTACAGCTCCACCGCCTGGGTGTCGTAGTTTAAGCAGCAGAACAGGCTGCCGCAGAACACACCGGCCCGCCCGCTGCCGTTTGCCGGGAAAGCCAGCCTGGCCCGCAGATGCAGCTCCGAAAAGCCGTCATACTGCCACGCAAGCTCCCCATGCCCTTCAAGCTGGGAGTAGACACGCTCCATCGAATATTCATCCGACCGCCACACCTCGAAGGAGCCGGAACGCACCGTCCAGTAGTCCGTCTCCAGCACGCCGTAATCCTGGAAGTCCTCATACCAGATGAGCGCCGAGTCCGGCTTCCTGCGGAGCATTTCCAGCGTCAGCTTAAAGCCCTTATCGGGTACGGCCATATTGCCGTCCACATCCTTAAAGCTCCTGGGCGCAAGGGCAAAGGTGGCCTCCCCGGCGGTAGGTTCCTCGGAAAAAGCCGAGCAGACCCGGAAGCCGTAAAACTGGACGCCTTTGACGTCCAGAGAGATGGTAATGGTGTGTGTCCCGGCCGAAAGCGTTACGCCGCTGGCGAGGGACGCCCAGAAGGTACTCCGCCAGTACGGCCACCACAGGCGGCTTTCCGTGAAGTGCTTTGTGCTGCCGTCCAGCGCCGCATAGATGCCGTTCTTATCCCAGAAGGGATAGCAGAGCCGCACCGCCACATCGTAAGTTCCCGCTGCGTTCACCGTAAAACTGTAGGTCACCGAGCCGTTATCGCCCAGGGTCGCAATGCCGTTTTCAATGGAGACAATGCCGGACGCGCTGGAGTAGCCGTCAGCGTCCCGGTCGATGAAAATAGTTCCGAACTCGGTTTTCTGCTCCTTGCCGTAGGCAGTCAGGTAGCGCCTGCGGTTGTATGTGTCCGCAAGCTGAGGGTACTCGCGGGAAACTGCGTCCGCTCCTTCCATGTAATCGTAGACATGGGGAAAGGCGTAAGGCACCTTGTCATAATCATCCCAATAGGCCACGATAGGGAGAAAGGGCTGGGGCGGCGCGTCACCTGTGAAGTTGTACGCTCCCGTCATCCAGTACCTCGCGGCGTAGTAGGTGTTGGAAACGCCCCGGTAGGTCTCGCCCAGGTTCTCCGGCGTATCGTAAATCTGCCAGTTCCAGCCGTAGGCCGGCATTCCCAGGAAAATCTTGTCCGGGTCCATGACCTGGGTGGCGTAATCGTAAATGCCCTCCAGCCAGCTTCTTGGCGAAACCGGTCCCGGCGCGGAACCCGCCCAGGCCATGCCGTAGCTCATAATAGTCGCCGTGTCACAGTAGGCGTCGAGGTCCCCGTAGACACACCAGTTCTCGCCGCCCACCGAGCCGTTGACGCTGGTCATCCCCGGCAGACAGATGTTCATGTGTTTGCCGGAATCATAGGTTTTCACGGTATTGTAGATGTTCTGGAACATGGCGGTTGACGCGGCATGGGTGGAATAGCCGTCCCCGCGTTCCAGGTCAATGTCGATGCCGTCACACCAGGGGTATTTCTCCATGATGCGGATGATCTCCGAAAGGAACATCTCCTGCGCCCCGTTTGTGTTGTCCCGCAGGGCGCGGAAGATGCTGTTCGCCCCGTCGTTTGCCACCGTCAGCAGCCACTTGATATGGGGCCATTTGTTGATGTAGGTGAGCATATCCGAAATCGCCACGCCGCTCTCGTAAATCTCCCCGGTGGCCCGCACCTTAAAGGAGAACAGCCCGATCTGGCTGATGCGGTCGCCGTAGTCCCGGAGGGCTTCATACATCCGGGCATTTCCCATGAACGTCCACACCATGATCTGCTTGCCTTTCAGTGTATCCATCAGATTGGCTCACCTCCATCCTGCATTTCCTGCATCTCAAACAGCACCCTCGCCGTTTTCCCTTCCGGGAGCGTCACCTTATGCTTGGAATCCCAGGCGGCGCTGTACTGGTAAAAGCCCTCTTTTTTCTCCGGGCTGCCGTTCTTCGTACACTGCCGTGTGCTGGCAAGCAGAGCAAGGTCCGCTTCGGCCGGGACAGCGTTAGGGAAAGATACCTTCTGGCCGCCCGCCCCCTGGCAGAGGGAAACCGCCCCCGCTTCCAGGTCGGACTTGGGGTATAGATGCACATCCAGTCCAGCGGAAGTCTCCCCAAGGTTAAAGAGGATGACCGTTTCCTCGCCCCGCACCACGCCGTTGAACCAGACAGGGGCTTTGACTTCGCCGTCCACACGCAGCTTTTGGAGGAAGGGTTCGGTATGAGGCGTGTATCCCGTCAGCGCCGGACCTTCCTGAAGCATCAGGTCCGTAAAATAGATCGTGCCGGAGCAGTCCGCAATGGTAGGCTTCACGGTAACGCTCACGACACGCATATCCTGTTTCCGGTTGATAACCTCCGCCAGCCGGATAAAAGCAATCTTAGCCATCCAGCGTCCACTTCATCTCGCAGGGATGGCCTACCCATCCCGTCACCACGGACCCAGCCTGCAGGAGGATGTCCGTGATATAAAGCGTCCCGGTGCAGTTCGTTATGCACACCCGCACTGTGATGGACTTTACCCTGGAAGAATAGTTTTCCGGCGTAATCCGGGCGGAGGTCGAAGATAAATAAGCCATAGACACCTCCTAATACAAATCAATGAACCGGCTTTCCGTGCTGCCGTCCTCATACTCGATCACCACTTCAATGCCCACCTGGGAATCCTCGCTTAACTTCTCCAGATTTTCCGAGCCGATCTGCGCCGACAGGGTGTAGCTGGAGCGGTTGGCGGGATAGACGGTCTGGGACAGGCTCTTGGTCATGCCGGCCACGCCCTCCGCTTTGAAAGACGCCGTGCCGGACGCGCCGTTTTCACTGTCCGCCTCAAAGCCGGAACTGACCCAGTAGGCAAGCCCGTCATCGGCGCGGGAGTTTCTAAGCAGATTGAAAGGAACCATTTCTCGGATGTCGTTGTTCGACACCATGCTGGTGCCTTCCAGCGAGTCCGCCGCGTTGTCCCATTCACTGGCGGAACTGCCCAGGTTCTTCAGCGTGGTGGAAAGCTCCAGCACCGTGTTCCACGGCTCCTGCAGGTTGTATTCCCGTAGGACAATTCTTGTGGTGACCGAAAGCCCCAACTCCTTATCCTCCACCCGGACGTAATCTCCCAGTTCCCAGGCTTCATGCTCGTAGCCCGTCAGCACGGATAAGTCCATTGCGTTTAACACATAAGAAATGGTGGGCTTTGCGTAGTCAGCCAGCCGCATCTCGGCGTATTCCTTCATCTGGTAGGGATTCGTGAAAGAGGAGCAGTCCAGGGTGGAGATTCTCACCTCGTCTGTGTAGGTGAAGTCCTCCACATAGGGCCTTCCGCCGTTGATGTCCGCGAAGGTCATCCCTTCCGCGCCCACGGCGTACAACCGGGTCACAAGCTCCCTGGTGTCCACCACCCGCTGGATGGATTTCATGTTCTTCTTGTAGGCAAAAAGGGCGCCGCTGTCCTTGCCGTTGACCGTCAGCAGATGTACCAGCCGGTTCGGGCAGTCAAAGACCAGGTCGCCGCCGTGGAGGTCTGCGGTATTCCGAAGGATGGACAAAGCGTTTTTCTCCGTACTGGTCCAGGTGCGCTGTGTCCGCACCGTCACTGTGCCGACGCTCCATTCCGTACCCTCCAGGGCGTATGCCATCGCCGTTTCCGGGTACTCCGCTTCAAAGGTACGTTCCTCCTTGCGGACAGAGAAGGTCAGGTCATAGAACTCCGCCTCCGCGTACACCTCTGTGACGGCACGGCCGTCTGTGTCCCTGGTGTCCGTGACCGTCCTGACCTTATACACATCATCCACGATCTGGATCTTCTTCTCACTGTCGATATACCCCCGCTTGCCGTCCCGGTAGGGAATCTTAAAGGAAAGGGTGTCCTCGCCGTTGATCTCGCTGGTCACAATGATGTCATAAGCGTTTTCCAGTACCGCCTCCCATGCGCCGTTACTGTCCAATACCACTGGCCGTGCATAGCCGATCTTCTCATAGGGCGCTTTTGGGATGTCATAGAGCCGGATATCAATAACCTTCGGTGTCCGGGAGGTATCGTTTGTGGTCAGCGTTACCCGGAACCGGATATACGCCCGGTTGGGGGACGCCAGCTTTCCATCCGAGGGAACCGCCGCCCAATCGCTCCATTCCTCCAGGTCATCGCTGGTGGAGGTCTCCACCAGGGAAACCGCCGTGGTGCCGGAGATGTACTCACTGGTCACAGACACACGCCCGGTGCCGGAGAGGTTGCAGTCCGCCGCCGCTGTGGTCAGCACACCCTCGGATGGGTAAACGCCGTTTGATGCCCGGAGTGTGACTGCTCCCGGCTCCGTGATGCCGTCCACATCCCCGGAGGTATCGCCGCCGTTGGCCATAACTGAAGACCGGAAATAGTCCACCAGGTCATCGGCTGTGAGATTCGTATCGCAGTCCAGAAACCAGTCGTCCAGACCGCCGGCGTACCAGTAGGAGTCGGCGTGCATCCCCAGAATCAAATCCGCCGTGCAGGAGCGGTTCAGCTCCCCGGTAAAGGAAAGCACCTCCGATGCCCACACCGTGCCGCTGCCCCGGTCGCCCACCACATACTGCGCCGTCTTGTTGTCCGGCTCGATCAGGCAGGCGATAAAGTACCAGCCGCCGTTGACCAGGGAAAAGGGCGGGTCCACCGACTCGTCCAGGATCAAAGAGCCGGTATCGTTGTAGAGCATGATCCTCGGATCGCCCCGGATGAGGGATAGGTAGAAGATTGGCTGCCCCGGCCCGTACCGGGTGTTAAAAATCGGGCAGTAGGTATTCCCCACGGAATAGGTGGTGGGGTTCATCCAGCCGCCGCAGACAATCCTTGCCCCAAGGCTTGCGAAAATGCTGCCGTCGTTGGTCACTTTCAGATAGTTCTGCTCAGAAGATGGGTTCACAATGTTCATGCGGAAGTAATTCCCCAGACGGTTTGCGGAAAGGGACGCGCTGGTGCCACTCCAGTTGTTGATGTATGCCGCCCGTCCCATGCCGGAGGAATCCAAAAGGCAGTCGTCCTCATCCGGGTCCGACTCATTGAACCGCCACAGGCCGCCCTTTGCCCACTCTTCCGGGAACTCGCCGGTAAAATCCGTCTGCTTATTCAGTATCGTTTTCAGTGCCATTACCGCTCACCTCCATCTGCTCCTTGCCTGGATTTCCAGCCCCGTAAACGTGGCGTTTGCCGCCGTTACGGAAACCGTGTTGCTCCCCACCGCCAGCGTGGGGAAGTTCAGTTCTTCCAGATACGGCAGGGCGTTCCGCAGGATCATCCCGTCCGCGTCCTCCACATAAGCGGTCATCCGGTCGGTATCCACCACCAGCGTCTCACCGGCCGCAAGGGCGGCATTGACGATTTTTAATTCCTGCCCGTTGGTAGTAATGCTGATGGAATTGCCTGCCCCGGAAGTAACCACGCCCTCAATGCGGTAAATGGGGTTGGACTCCATGTTCCCGGTATGCCGGGTTATGGTATGGCTGCCCTCAGCCGTGATAGAGAAGGTCTCATCCTCGATGGCGTAGCCAAAGGGGTCAGGGCAGAAAAAGGTCAGCTCAAAGCTGCCGGAAGAACGCAGCAGCCGTTCGCACTCTACCGCAGCGTTCAGTCTTGCCATAAAATACCGGTCCGGCACATCATCCAGAATCAGCTGCTTCAAGCCGCCCACCGGGTCAAGCCACGCCGCAATGTCATCCAGCGTGGAAACCAGGGCGGGAAAGCTGTGCCTTGGAAAGATGCTGCAGGACACCACGATCTCCCGGTAGTCAAAGTCCGCTCCGAAGTCGGTAACGCCATACTTTCCAGGAACGGTCGTGGTAAAGTTGCGGAGCCGTCCGCTGACCTGCCAGGAGGTCAGCCTTGCTTTCAGCCCCATGCTCTTTGAAGTAATGTCGTTATACGAAAAGCCCACAGGCTGCACCTCCTTTTATGCTGTGCTGAACCGTCCTTGGGCGCGGGAGCCGGTCTGGATCAGGTTGTAAAGTTCCTGGGAAATCCTGCGGATGTCGTCCTCGCTGCGGACGATCATCTGTTGGATGGTAATGAGGGTTCCAAAAGAGGAGCCGCCCGTTCCGCCCATGCCGCCGGCCACGGAACCCATCGTCCCGGCTGTGTCAAAGGCAAAGTTTGACGGGACTGCGGACTGCATATCCGCCGCCAGGCCGTTCATCACGCCCAGGATGCCGTTGTTCAGATCCTCTGCGGCGCTGACCGCTTCACCGGCGCTGTCCTCAATGCCGCCGGCAAGGCCCCTGCCCAGCATCTCGCCCACCCAGGCCATTTCCTTCGAGGGCGAGTTGATGCCAAAGAAGCTGCAGATCCCGTCCCAGATGCCGGAAATCCAGCCGGAGACTTTGTCCCAGATCCATCCGGCAAGGCTCTGGATACCCTGCCACAGCCCCTGCACGATGTTCTTGCCGATGTTGACAATCTGGCCTATCGACGAGGTAAAGGCATTCACAATCCCCGCAATAATCTGCGGCACCGCCTTTACGATCTCCACGATGATGGTGGGCAGGTTCTGGATCAGCGACACAAATAGCTGCACGCCTGCCTGGATGATCTGCGGGATGCTGTTTAAGATGGCATTTACCAGCGAGGAAATAATCTGCGGGATCGCCCCCACAATGGTGGTAATGATGGTCGGCAGGTTCTGGATCAGGGAAATCAGCAGGTTCACGCCCGCGTCAATGATCTGGGGGATACTGCCGAGGATGGCGGTCACCAGCCCGTCAATGATCTGCGGGATTGCCGCCACAATGGCCGTGATAATCTCCGGCAGTGCGGAGACCAGCGAGGTCAATAGCTGTATCCCGGCGTTGATGATCTGTGGGATTGCCCCCACGATAAACTCCACAATCGCCGTAATGATGGCGGGCAGGGCCGCGATCAGGACCGGGATGGCATTAAGCAGCCCCTGGGCCAGCCCGATAATAAGCTGCAGCGCCGCGTCCAGAATCATCGGCAAGTTTTCGATCAGGGTCTGTACGATCTGGGTAACCACAAGGACAATCTGCGGAATCAGCGTGGGAACCGCCGCCGCAATGCCCTGGGCCAGCGTGACGATGATCTGCGTCGCGCCTTCCATCACAGCCGGAAGACTCTGGATGATGCCGGAAAGCAGCGAGGTCAGCATCTGCATCCCGGTGTTTACAAACTGCGGCAGCATGGAAACCGCCGTGTTCACCAGCCCCGTAATGGCCCCGGCAAAGGCTTCATCCGCCCCGTCCACGCCGTTGACCATGTCGGTAAAGGCGGAGATGACTTCCGAAATTGCCGGGAGGAACTCTGCCCGGAGGCTGTTCTTCACATTGGAAATGGTCTCCCCAAGCCCCGCCAGGGTCTCGTCAAGCTGCGCCTGTCCTTCTCTGGAAGCCACCAGCGCCTCGTTGTTGCGGTAGAATGCGCCGCTCGCCTCATCATAGGCTCCGGAGAGGGTCTCCATGATGAGTCGGTTGCGCTCACTTTCACTGGAGCAGGCCGCCAGCTTTTCGTTGAAGGCATCCTCGCTGATGCCCACCCAGTTTAAGGCATCCGCCAGAGAGCCGGTAACCTGTCCCACCTTGGCGGTCTCATTGGCGGACTCGATCATGCCCTCGATGGGGAGGGCATCGCCAAAGGTACCGTAAACACCTGCCGCGATATTCGTCCACTTGGTAATGTCCTGCTCGTTTTGGGCAAGCTGCGCCAAAAGCTGGGAGGCTTCCGTGGCCGTGTCCGTATCGCCCAAGATTTTATAGAACTCCGTGTAGGATTTCTGCGCCGCGTCCCCGCTGTATCCCGCCGCCTCAAAAGCGGTAGTCAGCTTGCCCTGGGCTGCCCGGTATTCCTCGGTGGCTTCGTCCAGGTTCCAGATGGCGCTGCCAAGCTCCTGGATGCCGCTTAACGCCGCCTGGATGCCGGAGGAGATGAGGTTTCCCATCGCCACCGTGGCGACCGAAAGGCCGGAGCCTAATTTATCCGCCCCGCTGGATGCGTCCTCCAGCGAATCGCCGAAATCCTCCGCCACATCCCCGGCATCCTTCATCCGCTCCCGGTTTTCCCGAAGCTCCCCGGAAAGCTGGGAAATACGCCCCTCCAGTTCCTTTGCCTCGCTGGAGCCTTTCCCGTACTCCAGAACCGCATTGGAATAGGCGCGTTTCATCCCGGCCAGTTCCTCTTCCTGACGGGAAATCTCCTGGGAGAGCCGTTCTGTGGCGTCCGCCGCCTCCGTCTCTTGCCGGGAGAGGGACTCAATGGCCCGCTCATTGGCGGAAAGTTCCCGTTCCATGCCGTTTAGGGCGGCTTCGGCGTTGTTAAGCTGGATCTGCCAGTTCTGCGTCCGGCGGTCGTTTTCCCCAAAGGACTCGGATGCGTTTTGGAGGGCAGCCCGCAGCGTTTCAACCTTTTGGCGCTGGGCGTCAATTTCCTTGTTCAGAACGGTATTCCTTGCGGAAAGAGCCTGGATGGATTTATCGTTGGCGTCAAACTGCGAGGAAACCAGCTTCATCTCGGAACCCAGCACCTTGAAGGACTGGTTGATCTCTGACAAAGCCTTTTTAAATTCCTTCTCACCCTCAATGCCGATTTTCAGGCCAAAATTGTCCGCCACAAGCCGCACCTCCTCTCGCGCTAAATTCCATAGGGGATCACATCATCAATCGTCAGTTCCCGTTTCGGCTTCGCAAGTCCCAGGAACTGCCGGTGGCACTCCCACAGGTCCATAAGCAGGCCGAATGGAAGGAGCATGGTTTCATCCAGGGAAAGATGAAGCTGCGCCGTCCCGTAATACAAAAGCCGGGTAAACAATTCTTCATCGCTTACCCGGCCGCCGTGTTTTTTCCCTCCGGCTCACTTTCGATATTCCGTTTCGTACCCCGGTACATGGCCTCCATGATGGCGTCCTTATAGTCCGTCAGTTCCATCGGGGAGGTAAGAAGCTCCACTTCCTCGGCGGTCAGCTCCGGCTTTTTGTCCTCCGGGTGTTTCAGATTGTGGACGAGGATGGGCTGGTTGCACAGAAGGGTAATCAGCCACACGATCTCATCCAGCGCCATCTCAAAGTTCTCCGTCTTCATCAGCTTCTCGCCCAGGTTCTCCAACCCGCCGTAACGGCCGGCGATGGCCTTGGTCGCTCTGGTGGTCAAAAGCATTTCATATTCCTGCCCGCCGATATTGACATTTGCTGTTCTTTCATCCATACTTCAAACCCTCCTTAACCTTCGCCGCCTGCGCCCGATGTCTGATCTGCGTAGGACGGCTCATAGACCTCATCGTACCAGCCCGTAATGACTGTGGGGGATACACCAGCGTCGTCCTCGGACACCTCCGCTTTCCAGGGGTGCTTGCCCTGGCCGTCCACCTTATTGCGGCGGGTCACGGTGCCCTCGATAGACGGGGTGGAAAACTCGATGCTCTCGCCTTTGGTGGTCAGGTTAGTGGCGGGGATACCGAAAATCACACGGTACAGCCAGAAATAGCGGTATTTGCCGTTTGCCTTCTTTGCGCGGAAGCCAATGGCGACCGGATCGCCGCCGTCCTCCGACGCGGAAATCAGGACACCGTTCTCATCGATTACCGCCCCGGTCAGGTCTTCCGCGACCGTTTTGCCAATATCGTCCACACCCAGCGTCAGCGTCCCGCTCTGGAACTCCTTTACAACCTCCGCAGCCCCGTCATCTGCGTACAGCGTAGCCTCGGCCAGTTCCACGGAAAGCTCGGCGGTCATAGCCTTCGCCAAAGGCTGCGGGTCTTCATAGGTTTCATTTCCCGAAGTGTCTTCGGTGATCTTGGCGTAATACAGTTTGTCAAGGCCAATGGTAGCCATAGTTCATTCCTCCAATCCATACAGTTTTGCCACGTCAATGGCATAGTGGTGGTAGCCGGTATCGTCCTCATGGCCGATGTACCGCCTGTCCGTAATCACAAAATCGGCGGCAAGGAGCGCATTTGAAAGCTGCCCCTTCCGCTTCAGATAGTTTCCTTTGGAGAACAGGGAGAGCCGCGCCTCCTGGGTTTCATACCCCGGCAGGTTATCCGCATGAAGCTCATAGGTGTCCGCTAAAGGCGTGACCACCACATATTCCCCAGGCGGCTCATCAGAGAACACACCCGTTTCCACCGGCAGGCCGCAGCCATTGACCACAGCCTTGATTTCCGACAGCAGGCTCAAATCTTCTCCACCTCCTCATCCAGCATTGCCTTCATGGTGCTGATACAGGCATTCCTGGAGGAAGATTGCGCCGGCTTTAGGAAGGGCTTGGCGGGCTGGCCGCTTTTGCCGTATTCCAGGATGGTGGCAATCTTGGCGTTGCTGTCGCCGTCCGACCTCGGCTCAGAAAAGCCCACCTTCACATTGAAGTCCCCGTTCTTATCCTGCAGGGCAGGGGACGTTCCAAGGGAGCGTAAAAGCTCCCCGGTGCTTCTGGATTCATACTTCGTCCCGCTGCCGATAACCGCCTGCAGGTTGGATCGGACTTTATCCTCCACAACCTCTGCTCCGGCTTCCAGCACCTTTGGGAGAATCTCATCCGTTTTATCCGCCAGCCGGGACACCTTCATCAGGAAATCCTCCGGCATCTTCCATGTCGCTTTAGCCACTCGCTTTCACCTCCTGCGCCATCACCTCCAGATATATCCCCCTGCCTTTGACATCCTCCACCGAAGTGATCTCGAAGATATGCCCGTCGCAGAGGATGCGCATATCCGTAGTGACCGTGACGCCGGGAATCACCCGGAGCCGGAACAGGTCGGTAGCGGTGGAAAAGGACGCCATGTTGGCCCATTTCTCACTGCCGTGCCTGCCTTCCCGGTAAGCGCGTACCTCTGCCACAGTCACATCCGTTTCCGTCTTAAATCCCTCATCATCCTGCGTGAACTGTTTTTCCACAATAGAGATGAAGGTGTTCATCTTGCCAAAACTCATACTTACACCTTCCATTCCCGGTCGAGCCGAAGCAGAAGGTTGACTGTGTTCCAGACCTGCTGGCCGGCCTGCACATTGTCCGCGAAAAAGCCGCCCGTGGAACCGTCCCTGGACTCGTAAAAATGCGATGCCAGCATAATCACCGCCTGTTCGGTGGTGGCCGGCATCGCATTCTCTGTATAATAGCCCTCCTGGATATGCTGATAGCTCTCCGCGTAGGAAACAGCGGCGGTGATGTAGCTTTTCAAAAGTTCATCATCCGCCGAATGTTCCAGAATCAGGTTTGCTTTGACTTTTTCCAGCAGAGTGTCCATCACACGCTGCCTCCTTCCTTAACTGGATGCCATCAGGCCCGCTGCCTTCAGCTTGGCCAGCAGGCCGTTGAAATCAGAAACCAGAGTGGAAACATCCTCCGCAGCACTGTCGGCCTGGTTTGCCGCCTGGGGAACCTCGGCGGCGGGCAATCCGGTAACAGAAGCCCCCTCCTTGATTTCGAGGGTGCCGCCAATCACCCACTTATCGCCGCCCTGTTCCATGTAGTTCTTTCCGTTGTAGCTCATCTGTCAACCCTCCCTTACGATGCTTTCTGTACCAGCACCTTAACAGCTTCCGGCAGGATCATCTTGCCGTCCACGCGCTGGGAAGCGAGGAAGCCCACCTGGCCGTTTGCCGCATACAGTTCGTTCAGGCGCTTGAAGGAACGCCCCTGGCGGTCCGCGATCCAGTAGTAGCTGAAATCACCAAAAGCGATGGTTTTCGCGCTGGCGGCGATGGCGGGCATATAGGCCGAAGTACGCACAGGTCTGCCCAGGATGGTATCCGGCGTTCCGGCAGTCAGGGAAGGCTGCCACAGGTACTGGCCGCTGCCATCTTTCAGTTTACGGACTGCCTTGATGGTGGAATCGTTCAGTACCCACACAGCATTGCGGCGGTAAGGCGATTTCAGGGAGTAGAACAGGTCGATCAGCTCATCGGCGGTAATGGCGGTGGCAGACGCAGCAGTGATGCCGGTCTCCGCGCCGCCGCTTGCAGCCAGGATGCCCAGGGGTTTGCCGGAGCCGTCCCCGGTAAAGAAGGCTTCCTCCTCCTTGGCGCCGATGCGGCGGGCAAACTCACGGGAGATGTAGCTTTCCAGGTCAAAGACACTGTCGTTTAACAGTTCCTCGGAAACTTTGATCATCGTCCCCAGCTTGTAGGCCCCGATGGATACCTGGCCGAAGGAATCATCGCTTTCCGTGTAGGCTCCTTCCTCATCAATCCAGGAAGCAGTTCCCTTGGTCGCCACCACGGGGATCTTGCGGTCTCCGCTGGAAGTCTGGATCACCCTGGCAAGCTGGCGGAATACATTTTCCTCTTCCAGTGCTTCCACCAGGGTACGCTCGTACTCATCCGGCACCAGGTAGCCGCCCTCGGAGTCCGTCCCGATCTGCAGCGCATTCACCACAGAGGGCATCGGAGCCTTGGAACGCATCATGTTCCAGAAGTTCCGGCGGTACTCATCGGTGGCGCGGCCGGTCTTAGCCTCCTCCTTGCCGCTCATGGGCTTACCCGTCAGGGGCTTGTTTACCGGGCGGTTCAGTTCCGCCTCAAGCGCCTCCTGACGTTCCAGGCGGGCGATCTCCTTGCCCAGGTCGGTGATCTCCTGCTCCATACGGGTATAGGCGGCGTCATCCTCGGCGGACAGGACGCCCTTATCGTTTCTGTGGGAATCCAGAAAGGCTTTCGCAGCTTCCCAGGCTTTGGCGCGCTTCTCGCGCAGTTCAAGAATCGTCATAGTGGTATCCTCCTTAATGTTTCAAAAGATTGAGCCGCTCGTAGAGACTGTCTACAGAGCGGCCCTTGGGTTTGGAATCTTCGGTTTTCTTAGGATTGGTCCTGCACTTGGCCGCGATCTTATCCATCAGGGAGTTGACCACAGCGGCTTTGGAATACAGCATGGAAACCGCAGGCGGCTCCATGTCCTCCGGGATCTCCGCCCGTGCCAGGACATCATCGGCAAAGCCAAGTTCCACCGCCTTGTTCGCATCCATCCAGGTTTCCGCGTCCATCAGATGGGACAGCTTGGCGCGGGACAGCCCGGTCTTGATCTCATAGGCGTTGATGATGGAATCCTTCACGCTGCCAAGCATCTCGATGGCTTTCTGCATCTCTGCGGTATCGCCCATCGCTACGGTCATGGGATTGTGGATCATCATCATGGACACCGGCGATACCAGCACCTTCGTGCCGGCCATCGCAATAACCGAGGCGGCGCTGGCTGCGATACCATCGATCTTCACAATTACGTTGTGCGGATAATCCATCAGCATGTTATAGATCTGGGCCGCCGCCACACAGTCCCCGCCGGGACTGTTGATCCAGACCGTGATATCTCCGCTTCCGCCCATCAGTTCCTCTTTAAAAAGCTGGGGTGTGACGTCATCGTCAAACCAGCTTTCCTCGGCGATGGTGCCGTTGAGGAACAGCGTCCGTTCCGCCGGAGCTGTCTCCGTCTCCGCCTGGTTCTTCCACTTCCAGAACTTCTTCATCAGAATCTTCCTCCTTTCCGTCATCGCTAACTTCGGTATTTGCAAAAGCCCCGGCGTTTCCAAGCGGGAGCATATTGCCATTGATAAGGTACAGGTCTCCGCCTTCCTCGGCAGGGATGCGGTCCATGTTCTCCAGTTCCCGGATGTCATTGGCACTCATCCAGCCGTTCTGCCTTGCGGTAGCGTAGCCGGACATCCTGCTGGCATAATCGCCCCGGAGCAGCCCTTCCACGTTGAACTTGGCAAAATACCGTTTCTTTTCCTCCGGGGAAAATAGCGTCCTCTGGATGGACTGCTCCCAGCGCACCAGCCAGGGTTCCAGCGTGTATTTCACGAACTCCAGTGACTGCTGCTCAATGTTGGAAAAGCTCGACTTCTCCAGGTCGCCCACCATGTGGGGCGGCACCCGGAAAATCCGGGCGATCTCATTGATCTGGAACTTCCTCGTTTCCAGAAACTGCGCCTGTTCCGGGGAGATGCCGATGGGCGTGTACTTCATGCCCTCTTCCAGCACGGCAATCTTATTGCTGTTGCCGCTGCCGCCGAAGGTGGACTGCCAGCTTTCCCGGACACGCTGCGGGTCTTTGATGGTACCCGGATGCTCCAGGACGCCGCCAGGTGCCGCACCGTTGGCAAAGAACTTCGCCCCGTACTCCTCACAGGCAATCGCCATGCCGATGGCGTTCTTTGCCATAGCGATAGGGGAATACCCCACCAGCCCGTCAAAGCCAAGCCCTGGGATATGCAGCACATCGGAAGGATGCAGCCGGACAAGACTGCCTTTGACCGTAGGTGCGTCATCCATGCTGACGGTGTATTCGTAATAAAGCTGTCCCTTGCTGTCACGATCCACCGTCATCCGGTCCGGCATCAGGGGATAGAGGGCAATGACCTCGCCCTTGCCGTTGCGGATAATCTGGGCATAGGCGTTGCCCCACAGCAAAAGATGGGTCATGAGCGTTTCCCGGAACACAAAAGAACTCATCTCCGGGTTCGGCTCGTCATGCAGGAGCAGATACAACGGATGGTCAATGGCTTTCTCCTTGCCTCCGTCCTCCTTATAGCGGTAAAGGTGCAGAGGAAGACCTGCCACTGCTTCTGCCAGGATGCGGACGCAGGAATACACCGCCGTCATCTGCATGGCAGACCGTTCATTGACCCGCTTGCCCGCAGTGCTTCCTCCAAAGAAAAAGCTGTAGGCGCTGCCTGCGGTGCGGTTGCTCGGAGCGTCTCTTGATCGAAACAGCCCGCTTAAAAATCCCATACAATCACTCCTCTCCGATAAATGGACAGAGAAAAAGCACCGCCTCCGCGATGCCTTCCCTCAAAACTCTCTCTTTTTTCAGTTTCCTTTTCTCATGGCTTCGAATTCCTGACGCAGATTTTCTACACCGGCAAACTCATGGGTATAGACCGGACGGCCTAACGCCTCTTCCACAGCCTTATGGAATAAGGGGAACGGCATACAAAGCCGTTCCTCATATAACTGGAATGCCACGATTTCCTCCGCTGTTTGTGTCTCGTACCACTTGCTCTCTGCCAGCTTTACTGCTTCTTCTCTTGTCATAAACAAAACCTCCTGTTTTTGGTAGGTGCATATTCGCTCTGAATGGGGATATTAGCAAGCGGTTTCTGCGGAATATCTTACACAAACATTCATTGCCCGAATTGTGCATAGTAACTCAGATAAACAAAAGGCCCCGGCTGTCATAAACCGAAGCGCCTGTATCGTTGCCACAGCGGATCGCCCGGTCAAGCCCCATGATGGTGGCAATGGCCCCGTCAATCTTCTCTGTGGATTTTTCCTTGTCCGCCTTGATGTTGCCGGCCGGGTCGGTGCGGATGAAGATGTTGTCCATCATCCACCGCAGCACCGGGTGGCCGCCGTGGGCGATTTTTTCCTCCAGCACCAGCTTCATCAGTTCCTTGGTGGGCGGGGACATATCCTTAAATCCCTGCCCGAAGGGAACCACCGTAAATCCCATGCCCTCCAGGTTCTGCACCATCTGCACAGCACCCCAGCGGTCAAAGGCGATCTCGCGGATGTTGAACCGTTCGCCCAACTGCTCGATGAATTTCTCAATGTAGCCGTAATGAACCACATTTCCCTCTGTAGTCATCAGCGTCCCCTGGCGCTCCCACAGGTCGTAGGGGACATGGTCGCGCCGGACACGAAGATCCAGCGTTTCTTCCGGTATCCAGAAGTACGGCAGGATGTAGTATTTATCCTCCTCATCCAGCGGCGGGAACACCAGCACAAAGGCCGTGATGTCCGTAGTGGAGGAAAGATCCAGACCGCCGTAGCAGACGCGCCCCTCCAGATCGTCCTCAGAAACCGGGAAGGCGCAGGCGTCCCACTTGTCCAGCGGCATCCAGCGGACGGACTGCTTCACCCACTGGTTGAGCCTTAACTGCCGGAAAGCGTTCTCCTCGCCGGGATTCTGCTGGGCGGATTCACAAGCGGCTTTCACCTTATCAATGCCCACCGTGATGCCAAGGGAAGGATTGGCCTTTTTCCACACCTTGGGGTCTGTCCAATCCTCATCCTCGGCAGCCCCGTAGATAACAGAATAGAAGGTGGGGTCAACCTTCCTGCCCTCCGCGATGTCGATGGCTTTCTGGTGTACCTCGTAGCAGATGGAGTTAGTGTCGTTGCCCGCTGTGGTGATCAGGAAATACAGCGGCTGCATCCGGGCATCGCCGGAGCCCTGGAGCATGACGTCAAAGAGTTTCCGGTTGGGCTGGGTATGCAGCTCATCAAAGATCACGCCGTGGGTATTGAAACCGTGCTTGTTCGCTACATCCGCCGAAAGCACCTGGTAGGAAGAATTGGTGGGCAGATAGGTGATTTTCTTCTGGGATTCCAGGATCTTCACCCGCTTGGAAAGCGCCGGGCAGAACCGCACCATATCCACTGCCACATCAAACACGATTTTTGCCTGGTTGCGGTCAGCGGCGCAGCCGTACACCTCGGCCCGTTCCTCGCCGTCCCCACATAGGAGCAGGAGCGCCACAGCGGCGGCAAGCTCCGACTTGCCCTGTTTCTTGGGGATCTCAATGTACGCCGTGTTGAACTGACGGTAGCCGTTGGGCTTTAAGACACCGAACAGGTCGCGGATGATCTGCTCCTGCCAGTCGATCAGTTCAAAGGGCTTTCCCGCCCAGGTGCCCTTGGTATGACAGAGGGACTCAATGAACATCACCGCATAGTCGGCGGCGTCCTTATCGTAGTGCGAGGTCTTTGCCATAAACTTTGTAGGCTTGTATTTCTTCAGTTTCCGCATGGACATCACCTCCCGAATGGCATAAAAATAGCCGCATCTCTGCGACCTCCAAAATGGTTCTGTACGAGAGAAAGAGCCATGCGGCTCGATCTCAGGTTATTGTCTTTGCTGTTGTTACTGCTGCATCGCCCAGGCGATGGCGTGGCCACCATCCTCGAAAAGTTCTGCGCTCATGGAGATGAGGTTCAGGCGGCACTCAATGTAGCTGTACCCGGTTTCTTCCGGTGTCTCGATGAACTCGTACACCCCGGCGATGAATCCCTTCCAGGCATGGTCGGTGACCAGTACCTTGTCGCCCATCTTCAGCACCGCGCCCTCGCCGGCGGTGACCTTCATCGAAAGGTTCTCCATCGTGCTGGTGTTCGGCAGCCGGTAGCGGTTTACGCAGTTCTCGGTGTAGTCCTCGTATCTCTTAATCCCTGTTTCTTTCATCTTCGTATCCTCCGTTTTCTTCGTTTTCCCTTTCGGTGTGTACATATTCGCTCTAAAAGCACATATTATCAAGTTAATTCGGAGCATAATCTGTACAAAAATTGGAGGAACAAATTGTGTATATCACTCCTGCGTATGGCGGTGGATTGTCTCAATGATCTGCTCCTGTTCAGATGGCTCCACGCCGATGGACTGGAGAGCCTGACGGGTGCCGCAGTCCGGGCAGATGAGCGTTTCGTTGTCCTCTCTGGAAAGCGCCGGAGCGCCGTGGTAGATCCTGCCGCAAAGCGGGCAGACAGCCATCCTTGTGATGTTATCCTTCATATCCGCATACCTCCAGGCATTTATCATAAGCATCAACCAGAATATCCTTGTCGAAGCGGAAGGTGTCGTACCCTTCCAGGCAGGTCCGCATATAGAAATTGCTCGGAATCCCAATCAGCCTGTCCTCATGCATGATGTAGGCAAAGGCCGTCACCGTCCTGCGCTTCCCGGTGCGGATGCCTTTGTACTGAAGCCGGATGTCCCTTTTGTAGTAAAAGTTGGGAAATCCTTCGTAGCGGTCGAGAGCGGCTTCATCGGTTGCTGTTACCTCCCAGATCACCACAGGGACTGTGCCGCCTTCGCTTTCCTCGATGGTCAGGTAGGAGCCGGTCTTACTCCCCTTAAAAAGCAGTTCCCAGCCCTTCAGGTTGGCCGTGCCGAGGATCGTGGCGTGGGGACAGCGCATCCGCATCTGCCCGACATTCAGGTTGCTGCCGTAAGCAATGTAGTATCTTTTTTCTTTCATGGTATCCATCCTTTCCGAAGGGGTTACCCTTCTACCACCTTAAGACCGCCGAGGCGGTCAAGGGTAAGGTGGCAGGAGGCTAACTCCTGCGTGTCCTTCAAGCGGCGGCTCTACCGTGCCGGAAGGCTGTGTCCCCAGAAAGATTGCGGGTCAGAAAATCCCTGGCCGTTGCGAACTCCTCACCGATGAAGCCCAGGCGGAGGAGCCAGGTGCGCATGGCGTATTTGGGGTTCTCGTTCTGCTGGGGCTTAGGGCTTGCCGTCCGCACATCCTTTGCCATCTGGCTTAAGGCCAGGCAAAGCTGGATGTAGCTCTTAAGCTGCCCTGCGTGGATGCCGCCCCGGCGCTCGGCTGTCGGCTCATCAAACTGGAAGAGCCGGAACTCGACCGTGCCTTTGGTAAAAGTGGCGTGGAGGTTGAGCATATGGTAGCGGCTATCGTTGTAATGGTGGTTTCTTCCGTAGCTTGCGCCGTTGCTGTTGTACCAGATGTCCGCAAGCTGTGACATTGTGCGGGGCTTCCTGCGGTTGACCTGCTCCAAGAACCGTGGGTCTACCGTGCGGCAGTAGCGGTTCATGCGACCCCGGTCAAGCTTCAACGCCTCGGCAATCAGGCTCTCGTGACTCGCCATGATGTTGGCAAGGTTCCGAAGGCTCTGCGGCGTGTGCCCCTGCGCTCCGATGTGGATGTGAACTCCACACCCCCGGCTGGCATCGCTTTTCGCTCCGGCGTGTCTAAGCTGCCTGCAAAGCTCCTGCAGGGTTTCGATGTCGCCGTAGGTCAGGATTGGGGTGACCAGTTCGCATTTCTGTTCTTCCGGTCCCGCAATAGAAACGTCCTTCTGGAATTTCCATTCGCGTCCCTGGCCGTCCCATGCGCTCCAGGTGCTGTACCCGTTGCGGCCGGCGGTGTTCTCGTATCTGCCTGTGCCGAAGTAGGTAGCGGCAACCTTCGCTGCCTTCTGGCGGGTGATGCTGTTCATCTCCACCTCGACCCCGATGGTCTGGTTCTTCATCTCTGCAATCTGCCTTGCTGTTTTCTCGTTCATTCTGAAATCCTCCGTTTTTCTGCCCTGCGGCTGTGTGTTTTCCCTTTCGGTGTACACATATTCGCTCTAAAAGAGGATAATAGCAAGTTAATTCCGCGTTATATATTACACAAAGATGACCGCGGGATATTGTGTAGTTTATGGCTGTTTCTCACCGCCAAGGCCAGCCACTACAAGCTGTATCCCAAGCCGGAATCCATCCTTAAATCCCTCGCAGACCTGCAGCCGTTCCAGTTCTGAAGCATTCTCCAAAAGGTGCCCCAGCACTTCCTTTTCCTTATCGCCCAGGACCTTTTTCAACCATTGGATGTCCTGATCCACCTGCCCACTGAGCAAATCCATTTCCGGCGTATTGCCCCTGCGGTTTTCCCACGGCACGATTTTCCCATAATAAAGCCGGTCTAAAATATCCTGTTCCATTCAAGTATCCTCCTCATCTGTGCAAACTTCCATGCCCATTTTCAGCTCTGTATATATCTTGGCGTACCGCCTCTGTTCACTGCCTTCGGAGGCAGCCATGGCCCGCAGGAAAAACTGCTCCGCCTCCCTGCGGCTATACCATTCCTCCATCCTGCCGTAGCAGACGGTCCTGACTGCCGGAATTTTCTTCACGACATCCTCTCCGTAAACTACATTCAGGCCGCTGCCATTGTCCCAGCGCATGAGGAGGGAGCCGGTGTCATCCACGCCTTTGACAGTGCCTTTCGTGCCGGCGGACGGAGCCTGCGCATCATCCATCCGCACCAGTTCCACACGGGTACCGGCGGGATATTCCCGGCAGATGCGCTCCACGATTTCTCTACTCGGAAACTTCATGGCTCACACCCCCGTTCTTGAAAGCCGAGGAACCGGTCAGGTTCTTCAGCAGGATTTTGCGTTCCGCTTTATACTCGCTGCCGATGAAGCCCAGGCGCAGGAGAAAACACCGGAAGGCGTATTTCTCATTGTCCACCGGCTTCTCGGTCGCTGTTACCCGCTTGGCATTCCTGCTCATCTCGCAAAGCGCGGAAATGAAGTGGGTGTAGGCGGCTGCGGAGTCTGCGTCTACCTGGGGGAACCAGGGGAACGCCACCCGGTCGTCCAGCACCTCGATGCGAAGGTCGGTGATGCCCAGAGCCTTCCGTATCAGATTCCCTTTGGCGTCCAGCAGCTTGGTAAGATTGCCCACCGCCACCTTGTCCAGCGGGATTTCCACCGTAAGCCCCGCATTTGCCTCCTGCGGCTCGGTTTCGCTTTTTTCGGATAGTTCTGCCTCCCTCGCATTAAACCAAGCCTGCGCCATTTCCGCCGGCGCTGCTACGATCCCCCGGTCAGCAAGCTGCTCCAGCAGGTTTTCCACTTCCTCACTGTCAGCCCGGTCGTCAAACTCCAGCGTACCTTCTTTCGTTACTGTAAAGTAGTCGATTTCGTAAGCGGCGCTCGGCATCCCTTTGTACTGCGGCCTGACCTCCAGGATTTCCCCGATGGCTGTTACCAGCGCCTTCCTTTCCGCGCCTGTTCTGTGAAATTCAATTCGCATTCTCTGTACCTCCTTGTTTTTCGGTACTACATTCATCACTCTAAGCGGCGGAAATAGCAAGCGAATCCGGCGCAAAATATGTCACAACAAAAAGTCCGGGAATTGTGAGTAGTACACAATGCCGGAAAGCACAAAATAGACATTGGGGAGTGCCACGCCATTGCCCCACATTTTATATTCTGCACTGTCGGAGTGAGGATTCTTCAGCCACTTGATGATCTGGTTCCGGCTCTTAGGCTTGGAGGAAGTCCCCATGACGGAGCGGTGTGTCTCAAACACCTCTGTCCAGAACTCGATCTCCTCCTCGGTCGGCTTGTCTGTCCCAAGCCCGGCGCACCACCAGTCCGGGAACCCCTGCAGTCTGGCACATTCGGTGGGCGTCAGCCTGCGGACGATGTATTCCGGCTCTGTCTCGTTCACTACAGGCGGGTCTTTATAGTCCCTTGCCATCAAGGTCGGGGACTGTTCCTTGAGCATCTGGGTGTAAGTGCCGGTGGTCATGCAGTAAGCCACCGCATGACGGTCAGCAGCATCCAGCGTGAAAGACACATCTTCGTTCACGCCGCTGCCCTGGGGTCCGTTCTTATCCGCCCTGCCGATCATGGAGCCCTGCAGGGCTACTACAGCCATGCCGCCCTGGTTGCAGGTGGGATTGCCGCCGTTCGCATCCAGGCATCTGGAAGTTTCCGCTTCATAGAACCCGCTCTTTGGATTATCGGATTTCATGGCGTTGCTGTCCTTGGAACAGATGCCGTAAACTCTGACTGCCAGTTCATTGCACCGGGCCTCGCCCATATCGTAAGTGTTCAGCGTGTTCGCCACATCAGATGCTTTCCACTGCTGCCCCTCATCGGGAGAGTGGGGCCGGGTACCTTTCACGAACGGCACGAATACCGCCTGGTCATTGTTGCAGCCCAGCGTGGCGGATTTGTTATCCTGGATCAGCGCGCCCTTGCCGCCGCCCTCGCAGCCGGAGCGGATCTTCAGCGTCTTGGGTGTCTCCACCACAAAGGGCTGGTTGTTTCCGCCTGTGCCATAGGTAGACATGACCGTAGGGGCTGTCTCCAGCGGGCCGGTGTATCTGGTGTCCTGGCTATGGTTCTCATAGACCGCCGCCGGCACCGTACCGGCACGGAGAGTAGGCGAGGTTTCCTCCTCATACCCGATGCCCCTTGCCTGTGCGGAATGCTCGGTACAAAAGCCTGCCGCCCCCATCACGCAGGGCGGGTGCCCATGGTTTTCTGCCCGGAGCGTTGCCGCAACATCCTCCGTCACATCCATGCGGCTGCCGCCCTGGTCGTTTAAGCAGACGCAGCCTGACGCTCCAGCGCCTTCCGCAAAAGTTCCGGCAGCTCCTTGCCACGGGCGGAAGCCCTGCGGAGTATACCCAGACACGCCTTCGGACTCAAATAGTATTTTTCCGGCACTCCTGCCTGCAAAATCTGCGACAAGGTAGATGCGTTTTCTGCGTTGGGGGACTCCCCAGTACTGCGCATCAAATACCCGCCATGCGAGACTGAAATCGTCTGCCACGATCTCCCCGGCGGCTGGCCACTTCGCAGGTCGAGCAGGATCAATCTTGTATCCTTTGACCGAGCAGATCTCTTCGAGGACGGATTGGAAGTCCGCGCCCTTGTTGGAGCTGAACGCACCAGGGACGTTCTCCCAGACGATATACCTTGGATATCTGCCATCAGTTGCACACCTCATTTCCTTTACGATCCGGACGGCTTCATAGAAAAGGCTGGAGCGGGAGCCGTCCAGACCTTCCCTCCGGCCCGCGATGCTCATGTCCTGGCAAGGGCTGCCGAAGGTAATGACATCCACCGGCTCAATCTTCCCACCGTCCATCCGGGAGACATCGCCGTAATGCTTCATAAACGGAAGCCGCTTTGTGGTCACCCGGATGGGGAACGGCTCGATTTCCGATGCCCAAACGGGGGTAATGCCGGAGAGCAAGCCGCCAAGAGGGAAACCGCCGGAACCGTCAAACAGGCTGCCGAGGGTCAGTTTGTCATGGAGCATTGACAACACCCCCATCCCAGAAATCAAAAAATGCGCTGTTCTGCGAGAGTTCCGCATAACGCGCACATTTTCCAGCGACTTTTCTTTCAATCCAATCCGGTGCTTTTCCAGTATCGTTATATCTCCCATACTGTCCAAACATACAAAGCATTCCAATATTCCGCGCTTTTACTGCATCTTCAAAGGTATCAAAATAGCCAAGGTGTATCTCTTGCTGGCAGATTTTTATTCTTGCCCGGAATTTGCGCCTTGGCGGATAATAACTCACGCCACTGACACCGGAAGTATTATTTTTCTGCAGCGGCTGGTTCATCTGGTTCTGCTGATGTGTACAATAACGGATATTGCACCTGCGATTGTCAAATGTGTCCAGATTTATATGGTCTATTTCATAGCCCGGCCTGTGTTCAAACAGATAATCATGGAGGGTTCGTCCCTTACAGTCAATCACATAATATTGGCTGCCATTTCCTTTGCTGCCCAGATAAAATTTAACTGTACGAATCTTTTCGACCATATCGGCATCTATCACAAAAATCTGACCGCTTGCCAGTTCCCCATAGGCTACAAGGCCGTCTTCAGAAAACCGATATTTTACATTACTCATCTGCAATTACCTCCGCCATATCAAGTGCCTGTTCGTAGGTATGTTCCTTTCCATCCCGGATCAACAGCACACCATCCGCACTGTTGCCATGCTGGTTCATGTAACGCATAACTGCCACATCTACAAACTTTGGTTCCAGTTCCACCCCATAACAGATCCGCCCGATCTGGTCACAGGCAATCAGCGTGGATGCTGAACCCAGAAACCCATCCAGTACGATTCCATTTACCTGTGTGCTTTGCTGTATCAGATACGCAATGAGAGGAACAGGTTTACTGGAAGGATGACCATGTCCGTCCTCTTTTGAATTCTTGATTCCATCAAATTCAAAGACGGCTTTCTGTTTCTGGTCTCCATACCACTTGTGCTTTCCATCCTTTCTCCAGCCAAAGATGATCGGTTCCATGTTGAACTTCCAGTCTGTCCGCATCAGCGGAGCCCTGGGCTTTTTCCAGATGAGTCCGGCGCCGACCTTGAACCCGGCATCCTCAAAGGCGTCATAAAACACACGCGCTTTCATAGTGGCGTAAAATTCATAGATAGAAGCGTCAATGGCCATGGCATCTTTGAAGTTCGTAAATGCTTTCATGAGGAACTCGTAGGCCTGGGCATCCTCCAGATCGTCGTTTGCGATCCGCCCGGACTGGCTCTCCAGTTTAACAAAATACGGGGCGTCCGTGCAGACCAGGTTGACCTTCGTGTCTCTAAGAAGCAAACGGAACGTCTCCGGGTCTGTGGAATCCCCGCAGATGACGGTATGTTTTCCAAGCCTCCAGATGTCACCTGCTTTGGAAAAGCAGGGCTTCTCCAGTTCCGCTTCCACATCGAAGTCATCTTCCTTCGCCTCATCATCTGTACCAAACAGGTCTGCCAGTTCCTTTTCATCAAAACCGGTCAGCAGGGGATCAAAGTCCATACCCTGCAAGGACTCAATCTCCACCCGCAGAAGTTCCTCATCCCATCCGGCATCCATCGCCATGCGGTTGTCCGCAATGATATAGGCTTTCTTCTGCGCTTCCGTCATTTCATCCACAAAAACGCACGGAACTTCTTTGTATCCTTCTGCCTTTGCGCCGATAAGACGTCCGTGTCCTGCCAGAACGTTGTAATCTCTATCAACAATAATCGGATTTACAAATCCAAACTCCCGTAAAGAAGCCCGAAGCTTGTTTATCTGCTCCGGGCTGTGTGTCCTTGCATTATTGATATATGGGACAAGCCGATTAATATCAACCAACTGGAATTCTGTAATTGTTTTATGTTCCATGCTGCACCTCCTTCGGCAGAATTGTACGGATTCTTTGGACGATTTTTGAAATAGTCGAATGTGAAACATTATTTATCCGCCCTAATTCGCACATAGACATTCCGAAATGCTCATACAGAATATATAATGTGAGCCAGTCTGCTAACGGTATGGCTAATTCATGTTTGGCGGCATGCGGATCAAACAATCCCGTACTAATCGCATGAGCATTATTTTCAGCAACTGTACACCATTCGAGATTTGAGAGGGCATTATTCTGTTTGTTGCCATCTTTATGGTTTACTACAAGATTTTGCCTTTCTCCAATCCACGCATTTAGCATCATTCTATGTGCCTTAAGATGTTTTTTGATTCCATCTATCGTGATGCGATACGTAACATAGCCATACTTATCGATTGATCCGTTTAGTTTCATTATCCTGTATTTTTCAACTAAATTTCCTGCCTTGGAATACTGTCTGTGACAAATTGAATAGAAGTTCCCGTAGCGATCACAAACATAACAATCGTTCTCTGGGCAAAAATGATAATCATCCACACCGAGAGTCTTCATCTGTTCATCAACCCAAATTAATGCTCCTTCCGAATGAGATGTAGTTTTCATCGCACCAGCCCCCATTCCGCAAATTTCTCAAAACCGCCAAGGCTCCGGATGTATCTCCGGGCAGTCTCCACGATCTCAGCGTAGGGAACACCGTCCACTGTATCATCCCCGATGGCGCAGCACAGTTCCACTGGCTTTCCGGTTTCCTGCGCTTTGAGCCAAGCGTAGATGTTCACAGACACATCCGCTTTGGAGAGGTCTTTCCCATGAAGCCCGCCGCCCGTCACGGAATCGGCCATGTCGCTGCCCAGCTTCCGGTTGGCCGCGCCGGAGTCCACATCCGTGCCACCGGTCCAGTCTCCCAGGGGATTGACCTCGGCGGAAGGATATAACCTTTTTAGTTCTTCCGTAGGCGCATTGCTCTGGCAGAGGATCAGCCTTGCTTCATCAATGATGTACTTCCCATCCGAAGGGTAAGTGTGATACACACTTTTTGCAATCTCGCAGAGTGCTTTCTGCTCCTCCGTGACCGGCACCCCTTTGAAGATGCCATTGTCGCCGCAGCGGATTCCTTCTGCCTGGTTATTGGCAAGGCGTCCGTCCTGCGGAACTTCCACATAATCCGTGTGCAAGTTTCCGCCGATGCGATTCACGATGGCGTCCACCTCATCCAGCGGGATGTGTACCGAACTCTCCGCAATGATGTGGCAGACACCGTGGCCGATGAGGACTTCCACGGCGATCCTGGGATTTTCCTCTTTTCTGTACGCCGCATCCACCAGTGCGCCGGCAATACGGTCCGCCACCTTATCCGGGTGGCACGGATTTACTTTCTCAAACATGGCTTTACCCCTTCCTTGCCCGGAGCAATCGCTCCATCAAATCATCCTGGGGAGAAACCTCCCCGTAATCGGTGCTGCAGTTTTCTTTCACGATCTGGAAGATTTCGTTCCAGAGCCGCACCGCCTGGTTCATATAGTTGATGCCGATATTGATGAACGGAGACGGGATTGGCTTCTGGGTGGTCGGGTGCTTGGATAGGAAGCCCATACGGTTAGTCATCTCCTCGCACTGAATCCAGCGGGCGGAGCACATAGCATACCGTTCTAATAGCTGGGGAGACACTTTCGCCGCACAGCCCACCTTTTTCAGCCACTCCCAGGTTTCCGTGTAGATCTCCTCCGCCTGGAGCGTACTCCCATCACGCTGCTCTGCGGAGAGGAACTCATGGGGCTTTGGCATATCGACACCCTCGACTTCGGGAATGTCCAGCACTTCCAGCTTCCGTCCGCCCGGATTGCCGTTCTCGGCTTTCTCCTTGACCGCAGACTTTTTCCTTCCCGCACCGGGTCTCGCACCGCCGCGCCCGCCTGTGTTATTGGATTTTGTCGGCATTTTCTCACCCCTTTCCTCGAAAAAATAAGCAGCCGTAGCCGGCCGCCCTTAATTACCCTTTTGATTTCGCCTTTTTCGCACGCGAGACCCCGCGCCCGTTCCCCGGCCGCTCTGCCGTAGAGATTTTGACCGCCCTTGGGGCCTTTAGTGATTGTGCCAGCGATCCCCACGTTCTGCATGAATTTTCGCATGACAAGAAGAACATAAGGACATAAGATTTGTTTCGCTGTGATCACCGCCCTCTGCCAGAGGCTTGATGTGATGCACCTGCTCCGCTTTTACGAGCCTGCCTTCCCGTTGGCACCGCTCACAAAGCGGGTGCGCATTCATGTACCGGTCACGGATGCGTTTCCATGCCCGTCCGTACCTGCGCTTGGCTGCCGGGTCCCGGCCGTACTTTTCGTACCGTTGATTCTCCAGCTTTTGATGTTCCTCACAGAACCTGCCATCCGTCAGCTTGGGACAGCCGGGGTAGGAACACGGCCGCTTTGGTTTCCTTGGCATCGGCTCACCTCCTCCGGGCATAAAGAAAGCCCCACAGGATTTCTCCCATGAGGCTGGCTGTCTTTATGCAGTTTTCGATGTTACTATCGTACCATGTCCAAATGGAAACTTCATCTCACAGAGTGGACATCAGGCTTTCCCAAACAGGAGGATGGTCAGGCGCTCCAGCGCCCGGTTCTTCCTGCGGTATGCGGAAGCCCGTTCAATCTGGAAATAGTCTGCCACATCGTCAGCGGCATTACTTCCGTACTGGTTGTCCTCACCATAGAACGCTTCCAGCACATACCGTTCATCCTCTGTCAGTTCTTTCCAGGCTGGGACGAACCACGCCATGTATTCCACCGCCTGCCGGTATCGTTCCTTCAAAACATCGATCTCCTCAATGCCCTTGACGATCCTCTCCTCTGAAGCCTGCGGATTATGGCTGCGGGGCATCCCGTCAAGCTGCGGGCTGCTGATGCCTTCCATCTTCTCATAGGCTCTTTTGATTTCGTCATCCGTGTGGCCGATAATAAATTTCATGCTGCCGTAATCCTTCAAGGCGTCCACAGCCGCCGACCGTTTATCAAGATACTTCCAGATAATGCTCATACCCGGTACCTCCAATCAAAGATTTTTTTATTCCCCCGGATTTTCACAGATTGTCTTTGATTGGCTCCTTGTTTTCATGGTTTGGCTCAGATTTTCAGATCCGCTTTCACGGCTTCGATCAACGCTGCCTGTGTGGTGTCCTTTTCCGACAGGGCCTTCATGATCCGCTCGTCAATCGTACCTTTCGTGATGATATGCTGCACCACCACGGTATCGGACTGCTGGCCCTGCCGCCAGAGACGGGCGTTGGTCTGCTGGTAAAGTTCCAGGGACCAGGTCAGTCCAAACCATACAAGGGTGGAACCTCCGCTTTGAAGGTTCAGCCCGTGTCCCGCCGATGCCGGGTGGATCAGGGCCACCGGAAGTTCCCCGGCATTCCATCTGCGGATGCTTTCCGAAGAATCCAGCCTGGAAAACGGGATCTTCAGCTTATGGAGCCGTTCCGTGATCCGTTCCAGGTCGTGCCGGAACCAGTAAGCCACCAGGAGCGGTTTCCCTCCCATACTCTCGATGATGTCCTCCAAGGCATCCAGTTTCCGGTCATGGATGGCAATGGTCTCTCCTTCATCTGTGTATACCGCGCCATTCGCCATCTGGGAGAGCTTCCCGGAAAGAGCCGCAGCATTGGCGGCGGTGATTTCCCCGTCCGGGAGCTGCAGCAACAGATCCCGCTTGAAGGAAACATACCGTTGCGTTTCCTCCTCAGAGAGATACACTTCATAGCCGGAGGAAACGAACTGTGGCATATGCAGGTAATCTGTGGATTTCATGGAAATCGTGATGTCGGAGATCAGCCGGTAGATCTGTTCCTCCGCCCCTGGAAGGGGCTTGTAGGAAAACACCACCTGCCCATTGCGCTTGTCCGGCAGGAAGAACCGGGTGCGGTACTGCCCAATAAACCTCCCCAGCCGCTGCCCCATATCCAGCAGCTTAAACTCAGCCCATAGATCCATCAGCCCGTTGCTGCTGGGCGTCCCGGTCAGTCCCACGATCCGTCCCACCTTCGGCCGCACCTTCATCATGGCACGGAACCGCTTGGACTGGTGATTCTTGAAAGAAGATAACTCATCAACCACCACCATGTCGTAATCAAAGGGGATGCCGCTTGCCTCCACCAGCCACTGCACGTTCTCCCGGTTGATGATGTAAATGTCTGCCTGCCGTCTCAGCGCCGCCCGCCGCTCCGCCTCTGTTCCCACAGCCACGGAATAGATCAGGCCGCCCAGGTGGTCCCATTTCTCAATCTCTGCCGGCCAGGTATCCCGTGCCACACGCAGGGGTGCGATCACGATGGCTTTGTGGATCTCAAAGCGGTCAAACAGCAGGTCGTTCAAAGCGGTCAGGGTAATGCTCGTCTTGCCAAGCCCCATCGACAAAAGCACCGCCGCAACAGGGTGTGTCTCGATATACTCCGTGGCATGGCTCTGATACTCATGGGGACTGTATTTCATCCATGATCCCTCCAATCTGCCCCTCGTCATCCAGCACATACACCTTAAAGCCCAATCGCCGAAGGAGCCTGTGCCTGGAAAGCTGCAGGGGCCTCGGTTTTTCTCCCGGTGCTTTTACCTCCACAAAGCCGATGTGTCCGCCCGGCATCAGCACTAAGCGGTCGGGCATCCCGGCAAATCCGGGAGAGGTAAATTTCGGTGCGATGCCGCCTGCCGCTTTTACGGCTTTTGCCAGGGTCTGTTCAATCTGCCGCTCCCGCATATTCCCTCCATAACACCTCAAATGCCTCCACCGCTCCGCTGCAGGCGCCGATACGGCCAAGGTACCGCGCAATAACATCATGTTCTGCCAGAACCGGGAATTCAAAGTCGCGGAGCATATCCCGGACAAAATCCCCGCATGGCGTGGCGTCCGCCTCGAAGTTCCTCGCCCAGCGGAAGAACGGGCTGGGATTGTCATTGATCTCTCGTGTCAGCTCAATGCGGTACTTCCAGTTCAGGCTGTTCGGATTCACGGGCCGGTATCCGGCAAGCAGCATGGCGTCCTTGAACTCGTTGTTGGTAAGGTAAACGCCCGTATCATGTTCCAGCAGGTGTTTCATCCCGTAACTCGTGTGTCCCTGTAGGATCTTCTTCCCGGCTCGAATATTCTTTCTGATCCATCCGTCAACCGCGGTAACCACAGCATCCTCACGGCCGGTGATCAGCGCCCCATCGGTAAATCCGTTCTCATTCGTATAAGGCCTTCCATTTTTGATCATTTCCGATTTCTCCTTTCAGAAGTTGTCCCGTCCAGCCCTTGTCCACAGGGCCTGTCCACAGCAAAAACCCTTGAAATCACTGCGTTTTTGCCGCTTCTGCGGACAAGTGGACGGAAAATTCCCTTACGCGCGAAATACGCGTGTTCGCGCGTGTGCAGGACGGGATCTATATCCATATAAATTCATGTTTTTGTCTTATATAGGTTTTTCTGTCCAGTTGTCCAGTAAGATACCGGAAACCCTTGTGCTGACTGCGTTTTCCGGCCATGGACAACCCCAGGACAGGTGTGGGACGGCTCAGGTTGTCCTCGTATATATGCGCTGCCGCCCATAGATGGGGAGCATCTGCCGCATCCCGCATTTCTCCCAGCCCTCGATCCGCACCATAATGGCAGATATGGCATAGGAGTCCGAGGGGCGCATCTCCTCCTTGCTTTTGCCGAAGCATTCGCACCAGATCTCGATGTTGCTCACGGTCTGCCGCTTTACAGTACCCTCAGCCCTGGTCGGATCATCAATATCTCGGATATACTCCCTGCGCCTGTAATAATCCATGCTGTCCCAATCATCGGGAAGAAGCATATCCAGATAATTCCGCACGATGCCCTCGCGGTCGTCCTGCTCCATCGCTTCCCGCTGTTCCTGCCTGGCGTAAGCCTCAATGTCAGCATCAAGATACAGCTTTTCTCCCGACCTGGCGATCTCGGCGACCTCCGCCCATATCTGCCGGACCACCTCGGCGGTCATTTCCCAGGGCTTGCACTTTCCCTGGCCGGTAACCTTGACGTTCCAGAACCTGCGGTTTCCGGTAATATCGCGGAGATACCCGTTCTCGCTGTTGGTCGTGCCGAAGAACACACATTGCCTTGGGTGCGGAGTCACCCTCCGCCCAAAACTGGCGCGGTATTTGTCGTCCTGTCTGGAAATAAAGGCTTTGACCTTGTCGATGTCCGCCTTTTTCATGCCCGCAAGTTCGCCGATCTCCAGAATCCAGTACCCCTGCAGTTTCTCAGCGGCTGTTTTATCGTTCATGTCAGAAAGGGCAAGGCTGTCTGAGAACCACTCCCCACCAAGGGCGGAAATGAGGGTGCTTTTGCCAATACCTTGAGCCCCGTTTAAAACAATCATGTTGTCAAACTTGATGCCGGGATAATGTACCCTCATATACGCTGCGCACAGCGACTTCCTGGTGACCGCCCTGACATAGCGGTTGTCCTCCGCACCGAGATAATCGATCAGCACGGTCTCTGCCCGCCTGACCTTATCCCATGGCGGAAGGGACTCGAACATTTCCCGGATCGGGTGATAGGAACGGTCGTCCGTCACCTTGGTAACTGCGATACGGTAATTACGTTCTGAAAACGAGCCATAATGGGAATCTACAAAACTGATGAGCTGCGCGTCATCCGCATCCCGCCAGAACCTTGCCGGATGTTTCCATGGCACCTCGCCTTTGATCTCCATGCCGTCTGCCAACTGGTTAAACACGATTCCTTTGAGGTTGGGATCGTTCTCCATAATCAGGGTAATGTTATGGAGGTTGTTTTTTAACACCATAGAACGAGACTCATACTCCAGCTTTTTCTTCCAGGTATCGTCCCCGTCCGTGAAACAAAAGTCCGTTTCTGCCGCCTGCTGCTTTTTCTCAAGGATCAGCATTTTGACCGTCTCGTCCCTGCTGGCGAAATCCGCCATGGAACGGAAGGACTTCTTTTCGTCCTCATCGCCGAACAGATGGATGCGGACAATGTCAAAGGCGCTGCACAGCTTCAGATATGCCGGGTCTTTGGCGTGGTGGCTGTATACAAATTTGCCGCCCTCCTTGATCTCCACACCCGGCTGACTGCTCGACTCCTTAAAGCGATAGCGTGTCCCATCCGCTGAAAGCTCATAAATGTCACTCAGGAATTTTTCCATGGCGAGGTTTATAGGAAAGTAGGCGTTATTGAAAACTCCAACAATACCTTCCTTTTCCAGCGGATCTGCCTGTTTCTTATCCCCGATCCCCTTCGCCCGGCTCTCCCTGGAGGAGGTAGGCAGCCTGGTAGGGTCTGTCCATTCCGGATGCGCCGACAGGATTTCGTCCGGGTCAAGCCACGGCCCGTCCGTCTCCTTATAGACAAACTCCCCGTTGGCCGGTGTGCTGGGCCAGTACATGAGCTGGTTGGGCAGGTAGGAGCATTCGTCAAAATAGTCCATGCCCAGGGACTGGGCCAGGTATCTTGCCACCGCCACATACTCCTCCGGCGTTACATCCCTCGTCAGAGGGACCAGTATCCGCACCCGCGGCGTCTCCGGCGTGTGGCTGTGGGTGCTGTAGAGGATGGAGGTGTAGGGAACCCGGCGTTCATAGTCCTCCAGGAATTCCGCCTCGATCCGGTCCCCGTCCAGCGTTACCATGGACCGGGAGACCACCGTGTCGATCTTGCGCCTCCCGTCCTTTAGCACGCCAGCTACAATGCCGCCGTGGTCCTTCGCGGCGTCCCGTTTCGACCTGGGGAGCCGGGCGTATTCCTCTGCGGACTCCGTTGTACGGATTGTCACTTTCAGCCGTCCCTTCAAAGCGGAGAGTTCGATCTTCTTGTTCGTCAACTGTTTCGTGCTGCGGCTGTTGGCGCAGGCAATGTTTAATTCGCGCATGGCATCTCCTCCAATTCCTCTGTGAAATACCGCACGGGTATCTTTTTCCTTTCCGCTTTCGCAATCTCTGTCCGCATACCCGCAGATATGACGCTGCCGAACACCCACACCTGTTCGCATTTCGTGAGCAGTACCATTCCCATGAACAGGGCAAGTTCCCGCTCCGTCGGGCTGCTATCATCCATGAACTGCGGATAAAGCAGGTGAGGGGTAATGGGGATGCAGGTATTCCGTACTGCAAAACGACTGTATGCCCTTGCCATGTTCACATTCCGTTCCACATCGCCAGCGTAGGGAGAGCATATATAGACCAGCGGCCGGTATACACGCTTTGTCGCTTTTTCCTCTTTCTCAATATTGGAAAGAGCCTCGTATGTGGTTGGATCGTAATAACCCTCGCTGTTATATTTGTTGATGCCCATAGGCTGCACCTCCTTCTAATCCTTCTGATAAAACTCGCATTCGTATCCGTCTGCCCGCAGCTTCAACCCTTTCGCCCAGGGCGGCGTCCTGCCCATCTGTTCGCAAACCGCCGTAACCGACATTCTCCGGTCAGCCTCAATGATAATCTCGTCATGCACATGGGCAACAATGGAGCAGTTTTTTAAAGTCTGCATGGCATTGCAGAGAATATCGCGGGCGGTACCCTGGACGATATTCTCCACAAACTTGGGGCCATAACTCTCCAGCCGTTCCCACTTCTTTGTTCCGCCCACGCCCATGTAAGTCACCGACTCCCCACCGAACTGGTTCTCGCCAATCCTCGGTTTCACATAGGCGAGCCGCCGGCCGGAAGGAAGGGTGATAAAGAGCATGGCGCTCCGGTAATCAAAGCGGAGGCCGTGTGTCTCCGTGGGGATTCTCATTTTGACGCATTCTTTCACAGCCCGATCCACATCCCACCAGAAACGGACGATATTGGGATTTGCCGCTCTCCAGCTATCCACCAGCGGTTGAAGTTCCTCCTCCGTCATTCCGGCCTCCAACGCACCCATTGCCTTCAGCGCACCGACGCTGCCACCATACCCGCAGGACAGAGTCGCCTGTTTTCCTTTCTGGCGCAGCTCTGCGTTCTCCCCATGCTTTTCCACCCGGCAGTGGAACATACGGGCAGCAGTCTCACAGTAAATGTCTCCGCCTTTTTCAAAAACCTCCAATACCCATTTCTCTCCGGCCAGCCAAGCCAGCACTCTCGCTTCGATGGCGGAAAAATCTGCCACAATGAGTTTCCTGCCATCCTGCGGCACAAATGCCGTGCGGATAAGCTGGGAGAGGGTATCCGGGATATCTTCATAGAGCATGGAAAGTGCTTCATAATTACCGCTCCGCACCAAAGCCCGCGCCTGTGCCAAATCTGGCATGGTATTCTTATACAGATTTTGCAACTGGATCAGCCGCCCGGAGAACCGGCCGGTGCGGTTCGCCCCGTAAAAAACGAACATTCCATGCGCCCGGCTGTCTGCGCAGACTGCATTCTCCATCGCCGTATATTTCTTCACGCTATTCTTGGCGAGCTGCTGCCTAAGCGAGAGAACCTCCCTCAGCGGCTCCGGCGCTGTCTTAACCAGCTCCGCCACCGCTGTCTTTCCCAGGGTGTCTGTTTCCAGTCCGTGGTCTGCCAGCCACTGTTTCATCTGCTGTACAGAATTCGGGTTTTCCAGTTCCGTCAGCTCCTGCATGGAGGCGGTCAGCCATTCACGGGAGCGGGCATCCATGGCAATAGCCTGCCGGACCAGTTCCATGTCCACGCCGATTCCCCGGTCATTGATCTCCTGATCGAGCTGGTATTCCTCCCAGATAAAATCCGGCACGGGAAATCTGGAGAGCCTCTCCTGGATCTGCATTTCCGTCTCCACATCCCGCAGGTTATATGCCTTGAACCGCTCCCATTTCTCCGGGTCGTGTTCCGCCAGGTTCCGCGTCCTGCCGCCATTGGCTTTCGTCGGTCTGCAGGGGACGCAGAAATAGCGAATTAGGTCTTTGCCTTCCGTCAGCTTCTGCTTCTCCAGCCCCAGCACTGCGCCCACGCTTTCCAGGGAACGGGGAAGGCCCAGTGTTGAGGCCCACACCATAGAGCAGCGCCAAGATGCCGGAGCAAGATAGTCACCGGCCGGATAGCCGAGGAGCCGTGAGAGACAAATCCGTTCAAACTGCGAGTTGAATGACCACTTCTCTACAGTTTCATCTTCCAGCGCATCCAGAATCTCTTGCGGGAGTTTCTCTCCACAGGCAAGGTCGGTCACCTGTACCGCCCCGCCATCGATGGAATATGCGGCAAGCAGGATTTCAAAATCTTCGCTCTCGCAGTATCGGTACACCCCACATTTCGTAAGATCCACACTGCTGTACGTTTCCAAATCCCATGATATAGATTTCAAGTTTATCATCTCCCTTCAATGCCTTAAGGGCGGCAGGGGGAATCCCCCGCCACCCGGTTCCAGCGGTTTTCTGTGTCAGGAGAGGAAATCCTCGTCCTCATCCGCGAAGTCATCCTCCGGGCGGGACTTGCCGCCCAGCGGCTCACCGTCACGGATCTTCTGCAGGTTGTTCAGGCCACAGGCAATCCCCTTATTGCCATTGGAATTGAACGCATAAAAGTTGATGCTCGCCCTGCCGTATACACCGCTGTAAACCTCGGAAGTGTCCAGGATTGGCTGGCGATCCGCATCCACAATGCCCGGAGCCGTGGCGCTGTTGGCGTTGACGAAATAGGCGTTTGCGTAGGCTTCATCGTCCGAGCGTTCCGCATCCCCGTCACGGAGCGGCGTCTTTAAGACGGAAAGTGCGGGGACGCTCCGGCCGTTGCCCTTCAGCTTGGCCTCGCCTTCTTTGTAGGCAGCTTCGATAGCCGCTTTGATCTTGTTGATGGTGACCGTGTCCGACTTGGGGATGATCAGGCTGACGCTGTACTTGGGCGTGCCGCCGTTGATGGACTTGGGCTGCCACACGTTGCAATAGCTCCATCTGGTATTGGGGCCGGTGATCACTTTCATCGGGTTCTTGACTTTATTTGACATTCTGGTTTCCTCCTCAATCTTTAAAATCATTCTGTGCCGTATTCATAGGCTGTCGCTTATCAGACAATGGCACAAGGACGGGCTTGCCCTGGGGCTTTTCAATCAGGCCGCCCAGCAGCTCATCAAACTTCTTTTTGCCCAGGAACTTCTGCATCTCCGTAAGGCCCAGCACCTTTTTGGCGTAGGGGTCGTACCCCGCCTGAGAAACGGCGTCGGCCACTGCCTCCTCGCTGATGTACCGGCGGTTGGAACGTCCCTCCACCACTTTATAGCCAGGATACTCCGTCCCGCTGAGTGCCTGCCGGAGTGCGTATTCCTTCACATCCGCAGCCCAGACAGCCAGTTCATCCACCTTGTCCAGGATGGCGGCGATCTCCGCATCTTCCAGGATATCGGGCATCTCAAAATCATATTTCGCCAGTTCCAGGTTGTACTCCGCCCGTTTCCGGCAGACCGCCTTCGCCTTGCAGAACCGGCACCAGTCCCCGCAGGCAAACTCCCCGCCGCCCTCATAGGCCAGTTTCGCCTTATAGGTCAGGTCATTGCAGGCCCACTGCAAAAGGTCATCCTTTGCCATGACACAGACACTCACGTTATCCCGGCGTGGCTGGAAGATGCTCATGCGGACGGTATCAATGTCATAGATGCCGTCAAACAGTTCCAGAGCGCCCAGGGCATACAGCATCATCTGAGGATTTTCTACGGCGGACACCTCCACGCCTTTCCCGTGCTTATAATCCACGATGTCCAGGGTCCCGTCTGCAATGATGACGCAGTCGCCGGTTCCGAATCCGTCTTTGACGAAACGGGAAAAGTCCAGCCGCTGCTCGATCAGCACTACCGGGTCCTTGCAGGTTTTCTTTGCTTCTTCTACCAGTTCCAGCACATAGGCGGCATAGTCCAAAGCGCACTGTTCCATTTCCTCGTTGTAGAAGGAAAGGTTCTCCGTTGGGTCTGCGGCATCCATGCCAAGCGCCTGTTTCAGCTTGTATTCACACAGGCTGTGGGCGTCCGTCCCTTCCTGGGCGTATTCGCTGCCCGTATCCTCATACTTCTCGCAAAGCCTTGCGGAAGGCGGGCAGTTCAGCCACCGGTGGCTGGAGGAAGCGGAAAGCAATGCGTGTTTTCCCATCACAGCACCTCCGCTTCCGCAAAGAGCGCCGGATACTCCGCCGGGTCAATGTCCGACAGCTTATCCGCACCGTGCTTGATCAGGAGCGCCTTTACTTCCGATGTGTGTCCGGCACGGGACTTCTCCGCCAGAGCCGCCCGCACCTGTTCCAGCGTCAGCGGCTTTGGCTCTGCCTTCTCCACTTGCTTTGCAACATTTTTCTTTTCCGGTTTCTGAGTCGGCTTTTCCTCCGTGGTTTGGTCCGGCTGCTCCTGTCCGCCCTGTGCGACAGCGTCCGCCACCGCCTGCAAACTGTCTGCCAGGGAACGGAGATCGGATACCACGTCCAGAAGAAGTTTCATCTTACTCATGCGCCAGCCCTCCTTCCGCAACCTCCCGGATGGACAGTTCCTCCACCGTGCTGCCTGGAACGATGACCGTCAGCCTGACCTTGTCCCCCAGCAGGAAACGCATGAACCGCTCACGCACGGAGACATTCCGCACACTGACCGCGCCGCTGTTCACGGGCTTTTTTGAAACACGGATCTGCAATGTGTGTTTCATCTCATCACCTCTGCTTTCTGAAGGACGGTATCGGGATGTCCTTCAACATACGGAGATTTGAAGCACGGTTTGAGGGGGGATGTCTCAGAAAAATTTCAAAAACTTTTTCCTGGCTCCCTCGATGGATTCCCGTATAGTCTTAATGTCCTTGCCCTCCCGGCGGGCAATCTCCCGGAGGGATACCCCTTCGGCCAGCATCAGCAGCCTGCGCCGCTGTACCTCCGAGAGCTGCCCAAACGCCTCTTTGATCCGCTGGTTTTCAAGCTGCCGGAAAAGTTCTGTCTCCGGCGTACTGCCGTCCGCATAATCCGCGCCTTCATATTCCGCCGCATCCAGGGAATAGCAATGGTACCGCTCTTTCCGATCCTGATTGCTTTCCTCCCGCCTGGAATCCAGAATCAAGTTTCCGATTTCCTCATTGACCTCTACATCTGAGGTCTCACCATTTGCAAATGTGTAATTGATTTTCAATTTGCCGTTCTCCTTTCGGAGCCCGGCAGGCGGCACCTTTGCCGCTAAAACGAAAAAAAGAGCCTGACAAGCAGCACAAAAGTGCCGCTTGCCAGGCTCAATATCCCATCTGTCTTTCTTTCAAGACAGCGTGATGAAGGGGCAACCACAGATGATGGAATGAAATCACCCCTTCGTGCATCATGCTCAGACAAACGCCGCACCGGTTTCCCGGCTTCGCTGTCCGTTGCCCGCCCGTCATATACATTCCTTATGGGGGCTGTCGTATTGCCGCAGCTATCCGGTAAGTCCCGGAACCAGCCCGGAACATTCGGTGGTAGCTATTCAGTTTTGATGATCCCAACCTCCGCGCCGCAGTGCCCGCACTTCACATATAAATCGGGATACCGGCCCTTGTGGGGGATCTTAATCAATGTCTTTGTACCCTTTACCGCGTCCAGCAGTTTCCACCCGCATTTCGGGCAGTATACCGGACGCATTTTGTCTCTTATGTCATCCTGTTCAACCTCCTTCTTGCTTTGACGCAAACCGGTCACTCCTTTCCGCCAGAGCCGATCCGGCTACCGGGGAGCGAGCCTGCGATCTGTGCGCAGCTATTCCACAATGTCCGTGAGCCAATGCGCCACCGGTCTGGAAAGAAGCCGCGCGTTGAGGTACGCCATTTCTAAGGTGAGGCAGGTGTTCCCCAAGTAATACCCGTCCATGATCGTGAGGGTCATGGCAAGGTCTGGCTGCTCCATATCGGTCAGGCAGATCGGCAGCAAGTATTGCACCCGGCCCTGATACCCCTGCGGAACCACAATGCTCGGTTCCACCACAGCCTTCCGCCGCGCCAACTCAACTGCCGTTTCTAAAAGCAGGGGCAGGTTTTGCGCTTCGCGGATTTCTGCCGGGATACGGGAAAGGTTCTCCTCGTCGCCGAGGATATGATCCACGTTGACGCGGATCGGCCATTCCGGGTTGTAATTGACGCCATATTGCGTCATATAGTAGCTGGGCTTCTTCGGCAGCGGGGATATGTGCCGGAGCATTGGCGACAGCTCGTCCGCAAAGCCCCTGAAATACCATTCCAGCAGGGAGTCCTTCTTTTTATTCCGGTCAAAGCAGGCATATATAGCCTTATACCGCCGGGTGTAGAGGCCCGTATGGAAGCAGCAAAATTCATTCTCAATGTGGAAGTAATCTGCCGCGCTGCTGGGGTTTCTTTCGTCCTTGTAATCAATAAGCTGTTTCTTAAAGATCGCGTGAATATATCGCTCCAAAATCGGAGTATCTGGATTTTTCGTTAAGTATATAGGGTTTTTGAATCGCCACGGTTCCGGCAGGGCCATCTCCGCCAGCATATCAAGCTGGGAGTACCAGTTCGGGACGTAGGCGAAGGAAAACAGGTCTGGCATGAGAATCATATCAGTTTCCTCCATTTGTTCTGTAATGCGTCCACGAGCTTCATCTGCACTTGTATCTTCATGTCCTCGTCGATGTAGGAATGTAGCTGGCCGTCTGGGCCGACTTCGTCATACATCACCAGAGAATTGATATAAGCGTCATAGTGCAGGAGATATGCCTCGATTGCCTCCTGGTCGCCGTGAACCGCTCGCTTGATTAGGTCATAGGTTAATTCATGGCTCTGAGCTTCCTTGCTCATAGAAAGTTTTGATTGCCTTAAATGCGCGCTGTCTCAGGTTGTAGACAGTGCGGGTTGTCACCTCCATTCTGGCTGCAATTTCCCCATCTGTCCAAGCGTACCAGAAGTCAAACAGTAAGACTTTCCGCTGCTTTTCCGGAAGGGAACAGAGTGCTTTATATAAAGTTTCGCTATAGACCACGCAGGATAACTCGTCCGCATAAAGCACAAAATGGTCGGACGGATACCTGTCGTCGTGGCTTAAAAGTTCAAGAAGATAGTCTACCGGTTCATCGGAAAAATGCTTCTCCCGGTTTGCCTTTGCCCGTTTGAGATTTCTGCTGAAATTCCGGGCTACTGTCTTGGTAAAGGAATCCACCATGGCAACAATCCGTTTTTCATAGTCAGAGGGAGACTTCAT